AGGGCTGATCCAACTGCTACATTATTCGTTCCTGTGGTTGTTGCGCCACCAGCATTATCACCGACAAAAGTGTTGTCAGCACCAGTGGTCAGCGCATCACCAGAGTTTTCACCTATAGCTACATTATTTGTGCCTGTGGTAAGCCCTGTGCCAAACGCACCGCTACCAAGCCCTACGTTGCCTGTGCCGCCTAGTACATCGAGTACATCGGTAACGGCAGCACCAGAACCAGCACCATCAGTGGCGATCATGCGAATGCCGCCATTTGGTATGACCACATTTGCGCCTGTGCCTTGGCTTAGTGTAACCGTGTCGCCAGCGGAGTTCTGTACTACCCATACGTTAGAAAGAGTATTTGGAGCTAACGTGACTGTGCAAGCCTGTGAGAGAGAACCTGTCAGAGTAAGGGCCATCGAGCGAAATGCATCACTAGCACCGTCAGCCATCGTAATAGTTGCTGTACTAGCGTCCGAAAGAGCCTCGCTTCCCGTCCCAAATTTTTCAGCGATTAGCTCCAAATTTGTATTTGTGCTTGTTCCCCAAGTGCCTGATTCGTCACCTGTGGCGATTTCTTTTAATCTTAGGTCATTAACGTAAGTTGCCATTTATGCTACCTCTTTCCAATTAGGTGTCTGGCTATCGTCAATAGCCGTCCAGTTTGGTGTTTGACTTGTACTAACCCCCGACCAACTTGCTGTTTGGCTGTCATCAACCAGGCTCCAAACAAGCGGGGTAGTTGTTGATACCGTAACCGAATTACCCGATACCCCAACAATTGCGTCACCATTGATGCTAACGCTTGCCGTAGACGCGACAAGCTCTGTACTAGTGACAGGAATCGTATTGCTTGTAATCGCTGTAACGCTGCCAACAGATGCTGTCGCAGAGTTTCCTGTCGGGGATACCGTTGCTGTACCAGTAACCGTAACCGATCCCAGACTGACTGTAGACGAGTTTCCACTTGGCGATACGTTTGCATCGGCAGAGACCGATACCGATCCAACCGATGCGGTAGCTGCGTTACCTGATGGCGATACATTTGCCGTACCTGTGACACTAACCGAACCAACGCTTGCAGTAGCAGCATTGCCAGATACAGACACGCTCGCACTAGCGGATACAGATACCGATCCGACAGAGACTGTTGCTGAGTTTCCTGTTGCTGTAACATTCGCATCCGCGCTGACCGAAACAGATCCAACAGACGCTGTGCTTGCTGGAAAAGCCGCTCCATTGCCCCACGTTCCCTCACCCCATCCATGAGTTGAGGAATTCCAGCCATCAAGTGCAACTTTGACATCTGCCACATCAGACCTTATGCAATCCTGATAATCGCGTTACTCGCATCTGCTGTTGGAAAAGCAACAGTAAAGTCACCGCTTGTGGATGTCTTATCTGCGCCAAAATCTAATACAACAACTGCTCTATTGGCTGATCCCGCTGTAGTAGAGGAATTGTAAATCAATGCTCCTCTTGCAGTAATTGAGCTGCTAGACCATGTAGTATCGGCAAAATCTGTCAGTGCTGTAGTTCCTGATGTAGTTGGATCTACATTAGTTAACGTATTACCGCCAGCCGTATAACCTGTGCCTGTCGCAGATACCTCGTTAGTTGTTGCGTAAGCTGTAGTAGACGCTGACATAGTTGCATCACTGGTAAACAAAGCAATCTTAAATGTATTGCCTGTACCTGTGGTAGTGGTGGTGCCGCCACCAGATCCATTGTGAAAGTTATGTATTCCTTGTAACAACTCGGATTTAAACGAGGTAGTCACAGCCTGGGTAATCGCCATTATAGTCTCCTTAGAATGTCAGCCATGTCTTTATGACCGTTTAACTCAAGTTGAGCAATTAAAGTTGTTCTATCGCTTTTTACAGCTTCATCCATGTAGTACTTAACAGCATGAAATACCTGCTCTTTAAAAGCTTCTGCTTGTTCTTGTATTATCGGGTGACTATTGCCTCCAACAGAAACAATAGTATTTGTTGCTCTTTCTGCCCAATGCTCAACGGGTAACCCTGCATTGTTAGTGGTAACAACATTAACGCTCCCAACACCACTAGTACTAACTTCGATCATTAACGCCTCGCCTGTCTGACGCTTCCCGATCTATAACTGTCGGTTGTATCATATCCTTCACCCAAAGCTTTTAATTTACCTAAAGCATCTTCATATCTTGCTGTATATAAATTCAACATATCAGCGTCACCTTTAAGAAATGTATACGCTTCAACAAGAGATCCATAAAGCAATGTGCTTTCAGAGTTAGTGCCCAGCCAACTAGTTCCATCGCTAGATGCTGTAATAGATTCTGGTTTATAAAAATAATGAAGCTCTGCTGTTAAATTAGCATTAGGAGTTGGCCCTAATATAAAAGTGTTTTCGTCAAAAATTGCGTAATATTTAGGAATGCCTTCCGTTGTTGCCACAGGATACGACTCTCTAATAAAACTAACTTCTTTAAATATTAAAAATTCATAACCACTATTATCTACAGCAAGAGAGTAAGGGGCTAAAAAATCAGAGGGCATAGTAAGATATGGAGTTCCATCTGTTGTGGATCCAGTTACGTTTTTTCTAAAGTCAGGTAACTGAATGCTTTTAAGGATTCTATCTTCTGCCTGTTTAATAATAACTGGCAAATTGTTAACAAACGTAGTTTCTGTTGTTTCAAGATAATCCTGAATCGCATTCTTTAATGTTGTATATGTCCACGCCATTAGCTTGTAGTCACCGTAACTTGTCCAACTTTTGCCTCTATATTTAGACCCACTGTCCTACTGCCCAAAGAAGTAACTCCTCCACCAACAGGATCAAATGCAAAAAACTTTCTGCTTTCCTCTAAGCTCTGATCTGGTCTTGGATTCCTCAACGCCTGAGGATCATCGAGTCTTAATCTACCAAGTTGCAATTGAGGTTGATCTGGACTTACAACATCCTTACCTACCCTCAAACCAGTTGGTCTGCCATTTTTTATTTGAGGCACAAGATCTTTGATTGGATATCTAAATCCAGTTAGATCGCAGTACCCAAATGCATATTTTCCGGCAGCATAACTCAAAATCTATAACCTCCTGGAGCTATAAATAAAGAAGCCTTGTCTCTTCCCCCGCTAGAAGCTAGTTCCCATTGAGACTCGTATTCTGTTTTTAGTATTGCAGATCGATCATTTGCAGGCGGATATTTCAAAGAAAGCCTGTAAGAAAGACCAGAAATCAAACAAGGAAGATATCTTGATGGGATATCCATATTGTTGCTTGCAGGCTTTCCTGAATCTTCAATTCTTTCCATGTAGTAATACCCTAAGGTATATGTTTTTTGATCGTCTGGAGAAGGCCATAGATTGACAACAATACCTGTTGGAGTTCTTTCAACAAAATACTGAAGAGGTTTTGATTTGCTAAGCTTGTTGGATAAATGAGAATACTGACTAATGGATATTCTGGTTAAATTCTGATCAAACTGATTATCTACATCACCAGAGTCTGTTCTTATAAATGCTTCAACAATGTCAAATATCTTGCCATCCAAAGTATAAGAACTTGTTCCGGCAGTTAATGCTTGAGTTCCAAATTTAACTGTCCACAAGTTAAGACCACGGTTCTGCCATTCAAGCATTAAAAGATCAATACTTCTTCTGGCAGTTTTGTAATCATAACCAGTTCTAAGCTCCATCCCAATATTTTCAAAGGCTTCTTCTATCGCCTCTCCAATATCCAGATTAAAAGCAAATGTTCCGCTGGTAGCCATTTAAAATACTGGGGGCTTTGTTTTGCCTCTAATAGCGCAACCATCAACAGGTTTTACCCTGCCTCCTCTCATCATTGCTTGAGGTTTATAAGCGCCAGCCTCTACTTCTTTTTTTAAAGCATCAAGCTCTTGTTTTTTTTCTTCTTTTCTTTTTTTATCTTCACGTTTAGAGGCGGCACGATCATATATACCTCTGCCAACAACACCTAATAGATTTCTATAAGGCCCTGTCCCAGTTGCTATCCCATAGGCGGGACTTATTGCCGAGAGTATTTTATCTGGCATATTACCTTTTCCTTTTCTTTGTATTAGAAACTTTTGGTCGTTTCTTTTTAGATGGAGCGTTTTTTACTTGCTTACCTGTCTGAGGACGAGCTATTGCCATTACTTTGACTTTGATGGACTCTTTCTTTTTTTCGGAGCCGATTTAGTCTCTGGATCTTTCTTAGTCGCCTTCTTTTCCGTTTCTTTCTTTGCAGGCTTGTCAGCACTTTTTAAAAGCTCCTTTAGCTTAGCTTCTGCTTCAGGTTTACGCATTGGATCAAAAACAACAATATCATATTGACCGTCAGCGGTTTGGCCGCTGCCGTCTTTGTTTTTCGTTCCGATCTGGTAAACCTCTTCGCCATCAGCAAAGTTACCATTAACAAACATTTCAAGTTTAGCCATATCGTTTCCTCACTTGCATAACGATTACATATACATCACCGCTAGAATGGCCAACAGTTGTAAATTGAATATCACCTGTTGTTCCAGAGGCTTTTGTATCTGGTATGCCAAAATCTGAAAAGTCTAATGTATCTGACCAATCCGCAGCCAACTGCCATGCCAAGACATCTGTTGATGCATCAAAAAATATCTTTACCCCCATCCCAATGGTTTGGTAATAAATCTTTTCAATAACAACAGATGAGCAAGCTTTGTCTGTCATTGGATCATTAGACAAAGAAGATACATCTATCTTAGTAACAGCGGACTCGCCAGTTCCATCACTTACATTTGTAAAACGAAAGATGGCGGTCTTAGCGCCATCCTGTATCGTTTGAGTCGCTACCGCATCAGCCATAATTGAC